CTCACGCGGTAAGGCTCCAGTACTTCCTTGTTATCGTCGGCAAGCGCCGTAGCCCTTGAATTGTTAATCCAATTCGCAGAATAGGTGATCGATACGCCTCCGGCGGTTTCAGACTGTACGCCGGCAGACGATGCCAAAGCATGAGTTACCCGGTGCGCTACCAGTTCCTTAATACCAGGGATACGGTCTTCCGGGAAGCCGGCAGTATAAATTATGGTTACTTTGGTTTTCCGATTCAGATAGCACGCCGGCACGTCAAACACTCGAACAATCCCGCTCGGATCTGCAAGAAAATCAGTATGCGCCTCGGCACCAATCACTACAGAAGTAACCTCTGTTAGATATGTTGTCGGCAACTGAATCAGGAGATCTGGGCCAACGGGTTTGATTCGCCCGTTCCCGTACATAATCGGCTCCGAAAAGGTGCAGTCTTCTGACGGCGTAATATGCCATCCGCAGTAATTCCGGATGGCAGCGCTTGCCGCTGCGATGTTTGGAACCACCCGCCCATCTCCCATATACTTACCAGCTGTCAGAGCATCCAACTCAATAGGAGTAAGCAAGGCCGGGAGAGTATCGTCGTCGATTGAATAGCCCCATTGGGTAAACAGGCTCATTTCGACCCCACCTTCCGGGCCTTGTTTGCGGGCTTTGGTGCTTCTTTTTTAGGCGGTTCGACCGCCTTGGCCTTGGCCCCGACCTCGACCGCTCCGGCAGGCTGTTCGCCCTCTTCAAACTGGTAAGTTTTGCCGTTGTATTCGTAGATCTTCAGCATGGTTTCACCGCCTTTCAAAGATGGAGGGGAGGGCGCGAAACCCTCCCCGTTTTGTTAATTAGGTCGCCGCAGTAACTTTGCAAACACCCTCGAGGTCGACGACCGCGCAGGCCATCCGCTCTTCAGCCAGCAGAGTGACACGGTTGTAGAGGGCATCGTCTTCGTTCTGCTCGTAGAGCTTCACGTCGAGGCCGCCCTTGCGCCAGATCTTCACAGCCTGACGGGCCGCAACGATTGCGGTGCCGGCGGTGATGCTGCTGGAGCAGAACACCGGAACGCCCCAGATGGAGGTGGGCATGGCGTAACCTCCGTTGCCATAAGCGCCGGAGAAGTAGCCACCGCCGATGTACTGCTTGTTGGCATCCTTGGCTTTCAGGGCAGCCAGGTAGTCAGTGGGGTTCATGATGACAACAGAAGCGTCATATGCGCTGTTATCCTTGACATTCATGATGCCGGCGATAATACCGTCAGCTAGTACTTCGGTGGCGGAGGCGTAGGTCACCGCGCCGATTCCGCTGGTACCGGCAACCGTGGAGACGATTGTGGAATCTTCCACAGTACCCAGGTGATAGATCAGGCTGTTCCGCACTTCAGAGGCCAGGAAGTCCTGATCCCACAGGATCTCATCGGTCTCCTTGATGTAGGCCGCGATCTTGGACAGGGGCAGCGTCACGGGAGTGAAGCTGGTGCTGTTCTGGGGCTTCTTCGCGCCTTGAGCGGTCACGGCGGGGTTTCCTTCATAAGCACCCTGCTTGAAGTAGGTAATGGCGTTGCCGGAAATGGTCGCGTTGGCGAAGAAATCAGCGGCAGCGATGCGCTTGGGCTGCGGGGCCACGGTGCGATCATAATCGGTCATCTGAGACCCGGTCACGACATCGGTCGCGGCCTTGATGTGGGCGGAAACGCTCCATCCCTTCAGGCTTTTGTCAATCCTGGCCGCTTTCGCGGTAAACTCTTCAAGGGCATTCTTTTTTTCTTCCATGGGTTTCTCCTCCGTGTCCTTCTTGCCGATCAGGGTAAGCAGACCGGCTTTTCTCTCCGCTGCCTCAATGGCAGCGGCTTTCGCTTCGATTTCACCGCGAAGCTTTTCGCCCTCGGTGATGGCGTCCTGGTCATCCGCTTCGATGCGGTCTTTCAGACCTGCCAGCTTCGCTTTCAGCTGAGCCAATTCTTCTTTCATCGTCATTGTATTTAATCTCCCTTCATCGTTTTTTTGATATAGGCCAGAAGATCGTCCTTTTTCGGGTTGCTCCCCTTCCGCTCCTCCGCCGCCGCGTTGGCTTCCAGATCGTCCTCCCCGTCATCCGGGTTTTCTTCTTCGTCTAAAACGCTCTGTAGGAGCGAAATAGCCTGTCTGATAGCGTCTTCATCCTTTTTGCTATTGCGCTTACCGGCCTTGACGCCTACAACCTCCGCCGTGTCGTTCGCCGGTACGGTCACCGCGCTGATTTCGTAAAGCTTCAGCTTTCTCAACTCGTTAGCCTTTGTTCCGTCATCCAGCGTTACAAGGCCATTTTCGAGAACGTCAAAAGCGAAGCTGAATTTCTTCAGCCGACCGTCTTTATAAAGGCTCCTGACTCTTTGCGCTTCTTCCGTATCATCGAAAGTCGCGACAAAATGCAGCCCTTTATCATCTTCATTGGCCACGGCTGTTCCGATAAAGGCTCCCAGGCTGTCCATGTGGTGCGACCACAGGAAAGGAATCTGCTTCCCGCCGTCCCAATCTTTTTCAAGTGTTTCTTTGAAAGCCCCGGCTTTGACGATATCGCCGTAGCTGTCCGGCTTTCTGACCCATGTAGATGCATAGCCCTCAATGGATCCCGTCCCCGCGTCCTTATACTGGACGATACAATCTTTTGTGAACATCTTTCCAACCTTCTTCCCCTTGTACCATCCTTCGATGGCAAGGAATATATTTTTCGGTCTCCCGTCACGCTTTGCGCGTTCGATACAGACGTCCTTCCCCGGATCCAGTTCAATGATTTCGGCCCCGGCGTTTTCATAGATTTTTTTCAGTCCGTCCGACAGTCTTGATTGAATAATCCAGGAATCATCATCAGGATTTTTCAAGGCAACATCGATTGCCGCTTTCCTGGCTTCCAGCGATGCTTTTAATACACTCCCCGCCGGATCCCATTTCACCTTCGCGCCCAGAGTGACGGCGATTTCGTCAAAATCAACAATCAGGTCTCCCTTTTCGGCATTCTTCCTGATGTATGTTGATTTTCCCGCGCACGGTGGGCCGGTCAATACATGAATCATTCAGCCTGTCACCTCACTCAATAACAATTGACGTCTTACAGTTACACCCGCAGGATTCATCCGGCGAAAGGCTGTCATCTCCCGGCCAGTCGGCCCCATTTGAGAAGCGCTCATCAATCGGCACCCGCTGACCGTTCATGGAAGAATGAGAGTCCCTGGCCTTTGGCCCGGTTTCCCAAACTTTCCAGACTTTCCGTTTGATTCCTTGCGCTTTCGCCTGACTCGCCGCCTCTTTCGCGCCGAAACCGGCCATCTTTTTAGCGAGCATGCCTCCCAACAGCAGAGCGTCAAAATCAGCGCGGACATTGAATTCATGCTCCGCCGCTTCCCTTGTGTCCTGTTCGCTGTCCAGCGCTTTTTCGATGGCCTCCCGGATCTTTTCCAACGTTTCCTCGTTTATGAGCTTCGCCCTGGATACGGCTACTTTCCTGATGTAATTAACGATAGCATCCGCTGAGAATTCACCGCCCAGCGCTTTAGAAAGCTCTTCGCCGTGGATCGATGCAACTTCCATCAGAATTGGCTCCAGATCTTCCGCGAGTTCCTCGTTCCACCTGTCGGCGTCCCACCAATCAGCTGCCTTTGCACCAAGCTTCGGGAGGATGCTTTTTGATTGTCTGTGAAAAAACTTCACAATGGCGGACTGCATTTTCTCGATCTCATCGTCTTCCGGCGAAGCATTGATCCGCTCTTCATTTTTCGCTTTAATAATCAGCTCTCTCACGGGGATCGCGCCACCCGACTGGTTTTCCACCGGCTCTTCGCTTTCCGGTTCCGATTCCGTGACCGCTCCACCTTCGGAAATGTTCAGTGGGACAATAAGCGCGTCGCCGCCATCAATGGGCGGTAGATTATTATCCGCGCGGGCCTCATTGCGCGTCATCCACGGCCCGCCCACAGAAGCTTGGAGGATATTTGCGCGTTCCTCGAAACTGCCTTTCAGCTTTTCTGTCAAATCAAACTCGACATACGTTCCTGGATCTGCGCCGACCATCGGCAGCAGGAAAGAATTGATCCGCTGCTGCATCATTTGCAGTACCGGCCCCAGGCACTCCGCATACAAAGCGCGGGCATTATCTTTCGAGCTTGCATAAGTCTGTGTATCAGAATGCCAAACCAGAGACGGGTTTACACCATACGCTGCCGCTACGTCTTCCCGGCTTAACTTGATTGATTCCGCCCATTGCTGTTCCCGGAAAGAAGTCTGGAAAGGTTTAATCTCCATCCCGTCTTCCATCAACGGGAAGGAACCGGCGCGGGAACCGCCCGCGCCCCACGACTCCCGGAAAGCCTCAATCCATCTTTTTCGCGTTTCGTCCGACCATGGGGCCACGTCTTTCGGCCTGATAATCTGCGCGTTGAGGCGTCCGGAGGATTTCCAAAGGTCAAGCCGGAAGCGGCCAGACTGGATTTGCTCTTCCAGCGTCTGCCGCAATGCGGAAATAGG